CAGCCATTCGCGCCACCGGGCGAGTCCTTCGGCCGTGTTCCTTGCCTCACGGATGAATGTCGTGTCCGTGGGCGTTCGGTCCAGGGCCGGCTTCTTGGCGAATGAGGGGCAATCATGCTCCTTGATATCGCGGACGATCTCCCTCGTCTGCGCGTCGACATGGGGACGCGCGATCCCGGGCATCCCGCAGTAGGGACACGGGTCGCGGCTCATGCCGTCTCCTTCTCCGCCTGCCGGGACAGGGCGGCGTACTCGGCGGCGATACGTTCAGCCGTCTCGCGTCGGTATCGCGGGTCGATTGGCAGCGCCCGTGCCAGCCGCTCTACGTCCAGCCCCGCGTCCGTGACGGGGGCGGCAGCCTCCAGTTCGTCGGCACAATGCCGGAAGGCGTTGCGCTCGACGGCACTGCTCGTCAGTTCCGCCTGCTGACGCCAATGAGCGGCCACGTCAGCAAGTCTCATGCCGTCTCCTTCTCCGCCTGCCGGGACAGGGCGGCGTACTCGGCGGCGATGTCTTCGGGGTCAGGACAGATGCTCCGTTCCGCCACCACGTAGTACGCCGACCGCAGTCGCTCCACGTCCAGCCCCGCGTCCGTGACGGGGGCGGCGGCGAGGGCGGCGCGGAGTTCGTCGACCTGGTAATCGTCGAAGCCGTCTCCGTACCAGCCGGTCACGATCGCCTGCGCTGCCGAGACGAGCCGTTCGTTCGCCTCTCGCAGACGGTCCGGTCGCTCTGGTGCGGGGGTCGGGACTGACTGGTGGTCATCGAATGCACCGAGGCCCCGGAAGCGTTCCTCGGGTGGGGTGTTCATGCCGTCTCCGCACGGCAACGAGTCCGGTCGCCCTGGGGTCACGGCAGCGCCGCGCCCTTGAGATCCGGGAGCGGCATCGCGTCCGCCAGCTGGTCGGCGACCCGGGTAACGGCCGTGATCGTCACCCGGCCGCCCTGGTTGGGGCCCCACGTCACGTCGTAGATGCGGCCGATCAGGTCGTCGGTGTCGTCCTTCTCCGTCGGGACGCGACCCAGCATCCCGGTCATGAACTTCAGGTTGTTCGACCGCGGCGGGAAGCCGACGTTCTGGATGCAGTCCACTTCGCCGACCGTCGTGGAGTCCCTGACGTCCTGGAAGACCCAGCGCCAAACGATCTTGTCTTTGCCCGTCTCCTTGTCGGTGATCGTGAACTCCGTATCGAGTGATTCGAACGTGCAGCGGTACGTTCCGATGGGCCGTGCCGTGCTGTTGAACTTGACCATTAGAGTCGTTTCCCTTTCACCGTTCGATGCCATTGGTACAGGTCGATCGCCGCTCCCCATGCGAGCAGCTCCAGGGCCCCGATGCTGACCTCGATCTCACGGACGCCGTCCTTCGTGACGTGGAGGATGGCGTAGCGGTCGACGGCGGGCATCGGGAACAGGTCGCCGGCGGGCGTCTGAATGAGTTCCGCGGCCCCGTAGGCCGCGAGCTGGAGGACGGCCTCGGAATAGACGCCCTTGCCGGTCTTGATATCGGCCAGGACCGTCCTTCCGTCGCGGTCGCGACACAGGAGGTCCAGCGTCCCGCCGTAGCCGTGGGCCGTGTGGACGAGGTACGCCTCGGACGTCCTGACGGTCCACCCTGCGGCCTTCCACCAGTCCTCGTAAACGGTGACGTAATCACGCTGAACGGCCGGGAGATCCTCCGGGATCGGGCGGCCGTTGATGTGGTCGTCGGCGTAGCCGTGGACGGCCGTGCCGAGGGCGGCGGCCTCGTCCCGCTTCCACGAGGAACGCGACGTGAGGGCCTTGACTGCTCCTTCGGGGCCAACGGTAGCGAGGAGCGCATCGAGGCCGGACACGTCGCCGAATAGGTCCTTGCCGTCGTCAGCCCATGATGTCTGCGTCGCCAGTGCGATCGCCGCCTCTGCCGTCTGACGGGCCGCCCACGACATGAGGGCGTCGCTCTTGTCGATGACCTTCAGGATGTTCGTGACGCCGGGGTAGGTGACGCCGGCGTAGGTGTATTGGTGGTCGGTGGACCGTGATATCGGCAGGACCTTCATCGCGCGCCGAAGACGATCACGGCCACGAGGATGCAGGCGACGCAGGCCAGGGCGAAGGCGAAGGCTTCGGCGATCCAGTCTGACGAACGGCGCTTCATCGTGCCGTCAGGGCGACGAAGAAGGCGAAGACGAGGAAGAAGACGATCAGGCACTCGCCGATCAGGGTCAACATCCGGGTCACGCTTCCGGCTCGTAGGGCGGGTAATCGGTGGGACGGCAGTCGTGATGCTGCGGCGACGCAAGACAGAACGCGCAAAGATCGTAACGGATGCCCCATTCGGGGTCGGACAACGGTTCGAACTCATGATCGCGCTGGATCGGATCAGGCATCTCGACCTCCTGGGAATGGGCCGCCGGCGTGTAGTGCCGCCGACGGGCCCTTGTCAATTCAGGAGGGAGATGCACTACCATCGCCCGCTACCTTACGCCGGGGTCGCCGTGTGTCAAGTCTTCGAGACGCCGTAGATGCGGATGATGCCCGACGCGATGTTGCCCGAGGACATGATGAACCGCAGGGCGGTGACGGCCGTGGCGGTGGTGTTCCACGACATTCCCCAGTTGAAGAAGGCGTTGGCGGGAGCCGACGTCACGAACTGACCCGTCCCCTGGATGATCTTGCGGAGGGCCGTGCTCTGCAGGTTCGTCGCGCTCAGACTGGCCGTCCCGAAGCCGTAGCCCGCGGTGTTGCTCATGCTGTTGAACAGCTTTGCGACGCCCGTAGAGCCCGCGTTCGTGAACGCGACGGCATCCGAGCGCATCCCGGCCGCGCCCCATTCGTAGTTGCTGCCGGTGTCATAGGTCGGGCCACCGCCGGTCCCGATCTCGACGTTGAGATCGACGGCGTTACTGGCCGGGACGATCCCGACGGCATAGATGAGATAGGTGTCGTAGGTCGAGCTGATGAACGTCGTGAAGTCCAGCGAGGCCGAGGACGACGCCGTATGGGCCTCGAGGAAGACGAGCGCGCCGGCGCTGCCGCTTGCCGTCAGGGAGCCGGCAGACAGGCTCAGGCCCGTTCCGACGCTGATCTCCTCGATGGCCCCTGACGATCCGGTCGTCCGCCCGAGGAGCTTCGCCGTGTTCTGGGTATAGCCCGAGGCCGTGATGCTGCCGGAGCCGCCCGACGAGATCGTCGCCCACGTCGACCACGTCGAGACGCCGTCCGATTGCGTGATGGCCCCCGTGTCGGTGGCCGAGTAGACGGTGCCCTTCGCGACGGCATTGGCCGCCGGCCGTGCGGCGGCGGTGCCGTGAAGCAGGACGCCCGGGAGAGTCGTGTCGGTCATGTCATGCCTCTGCCATGATGGCGTTCCCGCTGCCGTCGACCAATGGAACCCAGAGGCCGGTTGTCGGATCGTACGTGGTCACCGGACGCCAGATCAGGGCGGAGTTACGCCAGATCGACCCATCGAACCGGAGCCGATCGGCCGTCGCCGCCGACGTGATCGTGACGTCCGTCAGGTCGTCCAGGGCGGTGGCGACGGACTCCCACGTCGACCCCATCTCATGGGAGCCGATGTTCGTGCCGCCGTTCTTGACGAAGGAATGGTCCGGGGATCCGCCGGTCGCGGCGTTGTACCAGCGGACGAAGCCGTACAGGTGATTGCTCGCGTCGTTGACGTCGTAGACGGTGACGGCCCATGACGGCGACGTCGAGTGCTCCGCGACGTACTGGAGGACGTCGACGCGGTGGTCGCCCGTCCCGATCATCACGTTCTGGACTTCGGTTGGCTGGAGACGGTTGATCAGCGTCGGATAGAACGTCGTGTTGAACTCGATCCCGTTGATCAGCGGGCCGAGGATGATCGTGACGTAGATGTCCAGCTCACCGGCCAGGACGCCCGTATAGAAGCCGCCGACCGACAGCGCCGTGACGACGGTGCTGTTGCTCATGTATTGGCCGGGGAACTTGATCCCGTAGGCGTTCGAGTGCGTCGGCTGCGTCGGCGAGCCGGCGTACGCCCCGGGCGTGCTGATCTGCAGCGTGCCGACGCCGCCACCCGAGCAGGCTGCGAGCTGCCAGAAGGTGAACGTCGGGTTGTCGGGCCCGAGGCAGATCAGGTCATCGATCCACACTTCGAGGTTGTTGCCGTGGCCCGCAACCGGGGAGCCGGTGTCGTTGCTGCCGGAGATGACCGAGGCCGTTCCCGACGCTCCGGTCAGCGTGGACTTGATAATCGAGAAGCCGGCTGCCAGGGGGACCGTGTCGCCGTAGTTCGGGTGCAGCCCCGGCCGGAGCGCGCCCTTGAACGCGAGCAGCAGATGGTTGCCCGAGTGCGAGACGTTCGGGAGGAGAAGCTGCCCGTTGAACGCTCCCGTATCCTGCAGCGCCCCGCCGACGATGTAGACGCCCGGTGGGAAGTAGATGATCCCGCCCTCGGCCGTCGTCGCAGCCGTGATCGTCGCCTGGATGGCGACCGTGTCATCGGTGGACCCATCGCCCAGAGCGCCGTAGTCCTTGACGTTGAACCACGGCAGGGCCGAGGTGGCATCGACCCACATCTGCCCGCGGGCACCGTCGGCGGCAAGGAGCTTCCCGATCGGGATCGGGTCGCCGGCGTCGTCCTCGCTCCGGTGCATCTGGTCGATGAGATGCGTGACGCGACCGATATCGAGAGGCATGTCAGCGGCCCAGGTATTCCACGGTCACGACCTCGGTCGGCGTGGGCGTGAACCCGAGGGTAAATGTTCCCGCCGCGCCATCCTGCGCGACCAGCTTCGCCGTCTGCTCCACGTTGTCGACGAAGACGTGCAGCGTCCCGTCGGCGAACGGCCAGAGCGTCGTCCCATTGGCCCCGGTCATGGTGGCGATCTCGGGCCGGATGTTGATCTGCCCCGGGGCCGGCGCAACCGGATCGGTGACGACGATCGGATTGTCAGGACCGGGCGTAATCAGGGTCAACTGACAGCACCACCTGAAGTCAAGCGCGCTCTTCCCGAGGTCGGTGTCGATGTCGCCCTGGAAGTGCATCGGAGAGCCGGCGGGCGACGCTGCTCCCGAGATCGTGAACGTCTCCGTGACGGGGCCGACCGTACCGGTGGGGTGGCCGAACAGGTGAACGCCGAAGAACAGGCCGCCGCCGGTCTCTGCCCATCGCGTCTGGATGGACGAACCGCCGTTGTCGCTCGCCTGGGTCACCGTGTAGATCGCTTCGTACTGGTCGCCGTTATACATCGTGATCCGGCCGATGGCGACGCCGTTGCCGGACGGCGGTGCCTCGTCGGAGTCGATATGACCGCTGCCGGCGCCGCGGGCGTTGACGATGCAGTCGTCGTAGAGGACGGACGACACGTATGGCGGCGGCGGGAACACCGTGGGCGGCGGGTTGCTGCCGCCACCACCACCGCCGCCGCCGAACGGCCCACGCTGGTTGAGGGTCAGCTGCACTTCGTACAGGTCCGACCGGCCGAGGGCCTGCCGCGTCGTCCGGGACGTGATCCGGGTATAGACGAACGTCTCATACCCATCGAGGTGGACGAACTTGACGCTGATCCTCTGGCCGGCGTCCACGAGGCCCACATGGGTCGACGGCAGTAGCAGCGTGCACGTCACCGTTTCCTTCTCGGCCGACGCCTGGGCAAGGAGAGCGTTCATATAGTCCTGGGCAGTCACCGGCTTGCCGATCCGGCTGCGGTCGGTGGCCTGGCCGCGATCGGGGTACGGACTCGGGAAGAACTGCGCCTTCGTCCCCGAGTCCTCCTGGAGCAGCAGGCCGTTCGTGTAGGTCAGGCGTTCGAGGCTGTAGACCTCCGACGGATCCTGCGCCAGCTCGGCGTCCACGTACGGCGGCCAGCATGTCGAGAAGTCCTGATCGTCCGGGTCGTTGGAGATCGTCAGGGTCGAGTCCATCGTCGTCGCCGTCATGGCGTCGTAGAACAGGGCGATCTTGTCCGCGGCCTCATCCCAGAAGGCGAAGGCGACCTGGAAGGCCCCGAGGACGTCATCGAGGACGTCACGGGGGTACTGACCGCGATAGTCAGCCTCGTCGAAGTCTGACGTTCCGCCGGGGACCACGAAGCCGGTATCGAAGACGATCGTATCGAGATACGGCGAGTCCAGGAGCCATGTGATCCGGTCGGTACGGGACTCCACCGGCCGCTTGCCGTCGGTCCCGGTGATCAGGGCCCACGACAGCAGAGAGTTCTGGTCCCACAGGGTGACGTTGACCTGACGGCCGCCGTCGGTCGGGTAGTTGCCGTGGGTCGTGGTCCGGTCGCCGATGAAGCCCGTGAACAGCCGCGGGGCCGTGGTGCAGTCGGACTCCTCGATGACGACCGTCTGCCATCCCTGGAGGACGAGGTCGTGGTTCGGGTCGTCGATGATGATCCCGCCCATCGAGCCCGAGCCGTCGGCGGCGGACGTCAGGCCGTCGATGCCGTTGTTCGTGCCGTCATTGAGGCGGACGCGATGGGTCAGCGTGACGCCATCGACAACGATGGAGAGAGGCATCTCAGAAGCCGATCCCGCCGCCCGGGTTCTTGGCCGTCTGCGACCCGCCGAAGACGCGCGTGAAGACGGCAGCCTGAGCCTGGACCGTCCGGGCGTTCACCACGACCCTGTTGCTGACCGGGATCGTGACCCTGACGCTGAGGTCCTTGTCCTTGATCGCCTCCGTCGTCTGCTTCGCACCGTGGGCGATGGTCGCCTTCAGGGCGTCGACCTTCGCCTGGAGACGGGCCCCGTTGGCGCGATCCTTCGCCCCGACGTCCTTCGCGATCTTCTGGAGCTCCGCGACCTTCTTGCCGTTGTCCAGGTTCGACTTGTTGATCCGGTCGAACTTGCGGAACTCGGCCTCCTCGAACTGCCGGCCGAGCATCTTGGCGTGGACCTTCCGGATCTCGGGGACGAGGATGTTGGCGAGGGACGGGAACTTGATCAGGAGGCCCTTCAGCGTCTTCTCGGTGGCCGCCGCGCCACCGGAGCCGCCGATGCCCTTATCAAACGTGATCTTGTTGATCGCCTTGATCGCGTCCTTGATCTGCTGCGCGCTGTTGGCCTTCGCGAGCAGCTTGAACGCATCCCGGAACTCGCCGTGCAGACTCAGGATGAACGCCTTCTGAAGCCCGCCCTGGGCCATGAGGAGCGAGATCGCCCGGGTCAGGGTGCTCTGGACGCTCGCGGGGCCGGTGGCGCGACCCTCTGATCGGGTGTCGCCGGGGAGGAAGATCGGAGCCCTGACGCCGCTCTCACGGCCGCCCCGGTCAAGGATCGGGCTGCCGGCGTGGTCGACGAGCGTAACCGGGAGCGGCGGGGACGAGGGACCGCCGAAGAATGGTAAGTGCAGCGAGCCGAGATCGATGATCGGCTTCGTGGGCAGTGGCCCGTTCAGGATGGGCGGGCCGCCGGTTGCGGGGTTCCCGGGGAAGAAGGTGTTGAGGGCGTCGCTGACGGCGACGGCGACCACGGGGATGAGCGCCGCAAGCGAGATGTTCTGGAGGATGCCGCCGAACTTGCCCGCCGGGCCCTTGCCGCCGGGCAGCCCACCGGAGATGTCCGACACGAAGACCGGATTCCCCGGCGACGAACCTCGCGTCTTCCCGAGGAGTCCTGCGACGCCGCTGACGATCCCGCCGGCGACATTCGTCACGAGGCCGCCGGTCAGCTTGTTGATCGCGAAGGCCCCGACGGCGAGGGACTGGATCTCTGGCGGAAGGCTCTTGAACAGGCCGACGGCGGCCTGGACGAGTCCGAATGTGGCCTTCGCCGACGCCTCGACGATCGGGGCAAGGTCCTTGACCGTCTGGAACATCCCTTCCAGGACCTTCGCTCCCTCGGCGAGGTTCTGATCGGAGAACAGGCCCGCGATCTCCTGCCCGAGCTTCTGGACGCCCGCCACGACCTCGGGCCGGGTCAGGAACTTCGATGTGGCGTCGGCGATCTTCCCGAGGGCCGGGAGGAGGGCCGTGGCAAGGGCCCGTTGGAGGTCGTCGATCGCGTCCTTGACCTTCGCGATCTTCCCCGCCGTCGTGTTGCCCTGGGCGAGGAAGGAGCCGCCGAACTCCTTGTTCAGCTCGCCGAGGATGATCTTCTGCGCGCCGAGGACGTCGTTCGACTTGACGAGGGCCTTGATCTGGGCGACCTGTTGCGTGGTGAGCTGGACGCCGGCCCTGCGAAGGGCCCCGATGCCCTTCACGGGATCGTTGAGGGCCTTGCCGACCTGGAGCGCGGCCTGACTGAGGTCCGTGCCCATCGCCGTGGACAGGTCGAGAGCGGCTTGCAGGGCCGGCTTGAACGCCTTCTCGCGGATGTTCGTGAACGTCAGGAGGACGTTGGCCCCGGCCTGGATGGCCGTATCGTCCATCGTCGCGTTGAGGCTCTCGAACTCGTTGGACATCGCCCGGATGCCGTCGGCCGTCTGCTTCGACACGTCGTGCGTCGACTTCAGAACGGCGTTCGTCTGGGCGGTGACCTTCTCGACGTCCTCCAACGACTTGACGCCTAGAGCCACTTGGGTCGCGAGGATACCGATACCCGCGACCGCGATCGCCGCCCCGCGCTTGATGCCGGTCCCGATCTGCGCCCCGGCCTTGTAGGCCCTGCTCTGGGACGAGTCGAGCGACTTGTCCAGCTTACCGAGACTCTTCGACGCGGCATCGACCTGTTTGGTGAACAGGTCCTTCAGCTCAAGGGACGCGATGAGCTTGGCGGTCTCCGAGATCGCCATCAGCGCATCGCCTGCTTCAGACGGGACACGTTGCTATCTTCCTCGGCCTGATGCTGCCGGCTCAAGCGGCCGACACCGACTTCGGCGACATACTGGAGTCGCCATCGAGCAAGTTCGAAGTCGTCTCGGTGGCGGCCGTCGGGATACTCGTGATCGAGGATCGCGAGGACCGCGTCCGGGGCTTCGTTGATGACGGCGTCGTGGGAGATGTCGATCCGGTTGTCGGCGTAGTACGCGAGGACGTCTGTCCCCGCTCGATCAAAGGGAGAAGGGCCGCGGCCCGATACCTCTCGTCCGCCTCGTCGCCGATCGCCGTCGCAAGGTCGATGTCGGTCAGGATCAGGTCCGTGATCGCCTTCTGTGACACGGGAACGGACTGGTTCTTGGCATCGACGACGGTCCATGCCTCGATCCCGTAGCGGATGAACCGCTCGGTGAGGATGGCGAGGATGTCGGCGAAGTCCAGCTCGCCGTCGTTCTCATTGCTCGCCAGGGCGAGGGCATTGCGAAGGGCGATGGAGCTGCGGAAGTCGAGCTTCTCCCGCAGCGTGATCTCGTCGTGGTCGTGGCGTGGTGAACCGTCTGCCTTCGGAGGGCAGACGCAGCGGATCTCCACGGCCTAGCTGCCGCCGGTGCCGAGTTCGGCGTCCGTGAGCTTGCAGACGATGATGCTCTCAAAGAAGCCCTGGAACGTCGTGGGCTCGTAGTAGGCGTTGGCCGTCAGGGTGACGGTCGTATTGCCGCCGACTTCGCCATCGTCGCGGGTGTAGTACCACGCCGGCATCGTGATTTGCCACGAGTACGGGGTGCTTCCGCCGGGGATGTCCACGAGGGACTCAAACTTCAGCCGGATGACGCGGGCAACGGCGTCCTCGGAGTACCACGCATCGGCCTCGGAGCCGGTGCCGACGGTGTCGTCCGTCTTCGCGAAGGTCAGGGCGAGCGAGACGTCATAGCCCGTGACGCCGTACGCCTCGACGTCGAAGGACTGCGTTCCGTCGGCCCAACGCTTCTGATCGACGGCCCGGGTGATCGTCAGGACGAAGTTGTGCAGGGCGTTCGTGATCTGCCCGCCGCTGATGCCCGCGAGGGTATCGGCGATGAAGATCGACATGTCCTTGAGGTAGACGTAGACGGGCGACGTGTCCACGTCCAGGTTCGGTGTCGGGACGCTGCCGCTGACCGGGAAGTCGGTGGAGCCTGTCGAGCTGCCGGAGCCGAAGCGCCACGACTCCGAGACGCTGATCGGGCCGAGACCCTCGGGGCCGGTGAGCGTCAGGGACTCCAGGATGCCGTCCCCGAGCTGGAACCAGTCATCGACGACGTCATCGCCGAACTCATACGTGAAGACGTCGACCGGATCGAGAGGGTCGACGCTGGACGGCTTGTGCGTCCAGGTCTGCGGCGTCCCGCCACCGGAGGGGTCCTCTTCGCCGCCGAAGACACCGGCCATGAGCAGCGGTGCGTTGTCGTAGGCAAGGGCCGGGTCCGTGAGAGCGGCCGTGATGTTCGACGTCCCGAGGTAGGGCGCAACCGTCTTCACGATGGAGCCCGTGTCGACGTCGGGGTCCGTCTTCGTCAGGTCGACCGTCGGAACGCCTGTCTTCGGATAGGCCCGCAGGGCCGGGACCTTCGTCCCGAACGTCGTCTGACGGGCGAATTGGTGCTTGCGGGCGCGTGTGAAGCCCTGTACCGGCATCTCGTCTCCTCTAAGTGCTACGCATACCGTCCTGCGCTGGACATGACGAGTTCTTCTTCGATTGGGCCTCAATATCCGCCGGCGAAGCCCTCCAGCGTGAGCGTGGAAGCGAACATCGACCGCTGTTGCTGCGGCGGCATCCAATCCGCGACGAAGTTCGGGTCATCGGTGATGTTCCGCGGTTCCAGGACCGTCGTTCCCCCGGCGGCGTGTGGATTGTCGGATGTCCAATCGACGAAGTTGTCGATGAAGTAGTCCCGCTGATTGACCGCTTCTTTGGAGTCGAAGAGGCCCCAAACGATCCGAATCTCGATGCGGACGGTTCGCTGCCGAAGACCCGGCGACCATGTGATGTCCTCGGCCATCGCCTCGATGTAGGCCGTCGGCGGGTTCACGGTCAGCGGTCGGCCGGGGTAGATCTGCAGCTTCGTACTCGTGTCCTGGGCATAGTCCTGGAGCATCTGCACGGCCGCGGCCCGCATGACGGTTTCGAAGGGGATGCGGGTCATCATCGCCGCTGGAACCCGAGTGGTCGTCGACCGGGCTTCTCTTGCGGAAGCTTGGAAACATATTGCTCGCGCCATCCGGAATGCTGCTCAGGATCAGGGACCCACAGGCGTCCGGCGGGCTGCTTCGGTTCATCCTCGGCCCCGCTAACAGCATGGGCCGAACCAACGCCAAGCAGGATGGCCATATCTGTCGCGGGATCGTATCCACCGGGCCTCATGCGGCGTTGTTCCACTGCTTGATCAGCTCGACGGCCATCGGGTTTTTCCGCAGGGCTTCCAAGGCCGCGGCCCGCTTGAAACGCTGCGACTTGGAGCCGCGGTGGTGGACCTTGCCGGCGAAGATCGTCTTCCCCTGGTACGCGAAGGACATCGCCTGACGGTGGGCCGACTCGGTGTGCGCCTTCGTCCCGGCATCCACGAAGTTCGCCGTGAAGTGGCCGACGACGGTGGCGCGGGTCTGCGAGGCATTCCGGACGCGGAAGCTGCGCTGAAGCCGGCCCGTCTTGACCGGTACCCGGCGGCGGTTCTCGGCGACGTCATCGAGGGCCCACGCCTTGCCGATCGGCTTGAACGTCTTCTTGATCGCCCGCAGACGCGCGTTGAGCTGCGACTTACCCTTCAGCGCCATTCGACACCTTTGGGGCCTTCTTGGGCTTCTGGGCGGCCTTCAGGGCCTTCTGTTTGGCGTCCAGCCGCTTCGCGATCGCCTTCCGGGTCTCGTCGCTCATGTCTGTGTCATGAACCTCAATGAGCCGTGCTTCGTGTCGCCGCCGTTGACGACCTCGATGAGCAGCGAGCCGTAGACCGGGAACGGCGGGTCAGGCTGGTAGAACCGGTCGCCGTCCAGCTCGCCGAACTCGTGGAAGACGGTGTCGGAGGTCGCGTCGGAGATGACGACGTCCAGGGAGCCGGTGTCGAGCGTGTCGACGTGGAGCATCACGGCGTTCAGCAGGCCGAAGAACGGCCGCTGATAGACGAAGCTCCCGCCGGCGTCGGTGTTGATCAGGACCGTCGTGCTGCTCATCCGATGCCGAAGCTCCGACGGTGGCCGCTGAGAAGGGTCTGATAGGCCGGATCATTGGCGAGGTGCACGATCGGCGTCGTCGGCCGCTCGCTGATCATCTCGGCCATGCGGAGAGCGGCCTGGGCGAGGGCGTCGTCGGGCTCATCCACGAGTTCGTCCCAGAGCCCGACGTCCCTCTTCACCTTCGAGATGGCCGCCGACCGGACACGGTCGAGCGTCACGTCCCAATCATCGCTCGTGATGTTCAGGACCTGTTGCAGCTCGTCCGTGTCCGGCCAGTCGGCCATCGGTCAGCTCGCGACGTTGTACGCGGTGAACGCCGCCGGGTACCACGGGGCCGACCAGAACATCCCGACGAGGGCGACGTCACGGCCAGCCTTGACCGCGTTGTCGACCTGGAGGGTGTACGTGCCGTCCTCGGCCCATGCGAAGCCGCTGCCCGGGCCGACGATCGCATAGGCGCCGTGGGCGTCGAGCGCCGGGACGTGGACGGCTCGCAGGCCGGAGATGTTGCCGGCGATCCCGCCCGCCGCGGTGGCGTCCAGGTTGATGTTCGAATACATCGGCTGGTTGGTCGTCGTCGCCTTCGCGTCGATGAACTCACCGACCGCTTCGGTCGACAGCCAGATCGTGTCAGGCCCGCGGCGGATGGCGTCGAACGCTGCCACGTAGGCCGCCCCGAAGTTCGTGTCCGCCGGATCGAGCGGCGAGGCGTTGCCGATGCCGCCCATGGCGTCGAGCAGGGCCGTAACCGCGAGATCCTCGGTGACGCGGGCGTACTGCTCGGCGAGCAGCTCCACCCAGAGGGAGAGGAACTCGGGACTCGACCGCTTGATGAGCTGGATGCTCAGGTCGCCGCCACCGGCCGCGGTGACCATGTCGAACTCGGTCGTACTGATCTTGCTCGGTGTGGAGGCGATGTCGTGCTTCTCCTGGTCCTGAACCGCGACCTCGGGCCGCTGGGTGATGATCGGCACGATGAGCTTGACACCGGCCGACGGCGTCGGCAGCCGGCGGGTCGTGCTCAGGAACGGCCGTGACGGGTCGATGACGCCGATCAGCTCCGTCAGGTAGGCCGGCGGGACCACGCCGAGGTTGTCGGACGTGATCACGTCATCGAGCGTTCGGACCTGGTCGGCCGCGAGCCGCTCGCCGGTGCTTGCGCGGACCACGAGATCCGCCCATCCGCCCAGTCCCAGCTTCGGCTTCGGGTCTTCCCCACCGGGGATGCTGATATCGGCCCGGGCCTGCTCTTCGAGCTTGTCGAACCGCTCGGCGAACTTCGCCTCCAGGGCCCGCTGCGAGTCGGCGGCGCGGGTCTGCATGCCCTCGATCGCCGAAAGAATGGCCGACGTCTCGGCCGGATTGCCCGCCACGGGCTCGACGTTCTCGCCCATCGGGGCTTCCTCCTCCTGGGAACGGACAGAAAGAACGGCGGCGTCCGCTCCGTACGCCGGCCGGTGGGTCGGGGTCGCGCCGATGAGGCGGGCCCGGTTGTGGACACGGACGCGACGCCCGTTCTTGTGTTCGATGGACGTCCCGCCGGCGACCTGGGCGAACTCGACGGACGCCCCGCCGATGATCCGGTCGGCCATGAGGCTCAGAGCCTCGTCGCCGGCCGACGTGCGGGCGACCTTGAACTTGACCGTCGGCCCGATGCCGTCCTCGCTGACCTCGAACGCCCGCCCGATCGGCACCCGGACGGCCTTCGGATTGCCGTCGGAGCCGACGCCGATCTTCATCTGGTGCTCAGAGGGGTAGAGGTAGACGCTCTGGGGGTCGGTGCCCTCGAAGGCCCCGCGGGTGAACCGCTCGGGGCCGAGCTTCGTGTCGATCTGCTTGTCCCACGGGAGCAGACGCATCTCGACGACACGCTCGGAGAAGTCACGGACCTCGATGTCGTCGTCCGGGACGAAGTACCTGATCGTCTCTTCGTCTTCGCTCAAAGGAAAAGCCTCCGCTGCCCTGCTGGTGCGGACTGTTCCGCAGGGGTGGAGGCCGACGAAGGGACAGCGGACGGGCCGACTGTGTCCCTGAGCTATTCGGTTCTGGCGCGATGATGTGGCAGGCTGGTGCGCCCTGTCAACGGCCTAGGCGATATGCCGCTTCGTCCGCTCGCAGACGAAGCCCGGAGGGATGAGCTTGTTACAGGTCCGGAGCATGCCCTTCACCATGATCCGGTCATCACAACGGGTCGCGTCCTCGGCCCGCGTCTGGGTCGGCAGGATCGTGATCTGCGCCTGGGGCGGACTGAACGGGACCGGGGCGTTGTCAGTGTCTCCCGGCTGGAGCCCTTCGAAGGACTGCGCCTGCTCCGGAGTGATGATGCCGGCCGTGATCCCGACGGCGTAGGTGTCGTAGCGCGTCTTCGCGTCGGCGAGGGTCAGGACGTCGGTGTCGAACCGTGCGGCGAAGGCCCGCGGGATCAAGTCTGACATCGCAGACTCGATCTTCGAGAGGTAGTTCGGCCGCAGGCAGCGCCGCAGGAAGTCGTCGTACACGGTCGAGAGGTTCTGATAGGTCAGGCTGCTGCCGCTCATCGCGTACTCCAGGAGCTCGCCCGGGATCAGGAACATCCGGGACGTGTCGCCGTTCTGGTACATACGGGCGTCCAGCATCTGCGCGCCCTGCGGATTGAACGTCGGGAAGTCGATGGACTCGATCCGGGGATCCACGACCCGGACACGGTTATTGCCCTTCGCCGACCACGCATCGGCGAACCGTTCGGCCTCGGTCTCATCGCTATCGGGGTCATCTGACAGCTCAACGGCGGAATGGATGATCGGGGCGCTGGTTGCGCCACCGTCGGCGTAGAAGTTGGCGGCCCATTCCTGACTCTCGACGCTGACGGAGATGGCCGCGCCGCAGAGCTGCAGCGGGCCGACGCCGCGGAGGCTCGCTCCGTCCCGCAGATACGTGCCCTGGATCATGTCGCGGTTGGCCATCTTGACCTGTCGGCCGGCCCCGATGCCGTTCCAGGTGATCGTCGGCCGGAGGATGTTGAGGCTGTTCTCGGAGACGCTGATCTGCTCCGGCGGGATGTTCACGAGGGCAATGGCGTTGCCATCGGCGTCCCGTTTGGCAATCCACCACCAGAATTCGCCACGGGTAGCTAGGTTGTAGGCCGTATCGGTGAAGAACTCGTCAGCCCGCTTGTTGGGGTCCGGTCGGACGATGACCCTCGGGCGGTCCTCGGGGAGGACTTCGACTTCGTTCTTCAGGGCCCGCATGGTCAGGCTGCCGACGGTGTTGGAGATGAGGGTGACTGCTCCCAAGATCGACGGGACTCCGAGAGCTTCCCGGAGTCCCGCCGCCCGCCAGGGCCGGGGGGAGAGTCCCTGAACGGCAAGGAGTTTGGCATCGAGGTCCGGGAAGTCATGGAACGGGTCGATGGACCGGGCCTCGGGGAGGGTCATAACGTGCTTCAGCTTCGGCCGCGTGGCGATGGCGAGGGTGACGGTGTCCCAGAGGCTCATCGGACGACCAACCTTCCGGCTGTAGCGGGCATCGAGGCGAGCCATACGGCTCGGATGGCGGCGAGGGATGCGGTGATGGGGCGATCGTCCTTCGCGTGGACGGCCTGGAAGCTGCCGTCGGGCCCTTCGACCCGGCGCACCGTCCAGGTCAGGTCATCGGTGACGGCGTCGGCGTTCGCGTAGGCGATGGAGCCGGCTGACACGAGGCGGGCGAACTCGGCGGACGCGCCGGCGGCCTTCTGGCCCGTCACGTTCTCGCCGTAGCCCTTGCGGACGTACTTCGCGAGCTGCCCATCGGTATGGGCGTCGAAGCCGACCTTCGCGACGTGCTTCTGAGCGAGGGACTTGACCTGTTCGCCCAGGGCGGCCGTGTCGATCGGGTCGCCGTGGACGTCGGCGACGACCTCGAGGGCGACACGGGAGCCCTCCATCCAGGCGAGGACGATGGTCGCCCGCCGGCCGTCCGGGTCCATCGCGACGCCGATGGCGGGACGGGTCGGCTTGCCGACGTCGTCGCGGCACTTCGCCCATGCCGTGTCGTCAACGAGCCGCTCCCGGAGCGTGGTGACCCACCGGCAGAGGTTCTCCGTTTCGAAGTGAGCGAGGGAGCCTGCGAGCTTGTGACTGCGGTACTGGCGGGCGAGGTTGTCGAGCAGCATCGGGAAGTGGCCGATGGACGGGTTCGCCTCGGCCCATCCCTCGGGATCGTCGATGAGGCGATCGGGGCCGGCGGACCATTCGAGGTAGGCGAGGCTCGGGTCGTCCTCGGCCCGGAGCTTCACGGCGTTGAGTGATGTCGAGTCGTCGCTGCCGGCGTTGCTCAGGTAGAGGATCTGCGGGTTCATGCTCGCCGATGTCGTCGGGATCGCGGCCCCGATGAACTCCTCGCCGATCTCGCGCAGCTCGTCGACGATCAGGTCGTCGATGCTGAGTCCGCGGGGACCGCCACCGGTGGCCGCGGAGATGACGTAGAGGCCGCCGTTCTTCAGCTCGATCGTTTCCTGCCCCGCCCCACGCCGGATCTTGGCGTCGGGGTAGCGGGTTTCGACGATGGCGATGAGGCGAAAGAACATCTTGCGCGGCAGCTCACGAGTCTGCGCCGTGTGCAGGATGCGCCGGCCCATCGCGAGCCGGTGGAGGATGTGCGGCGTGACGAGTTCGGTCTTTCCGTTCTGTCTCGCGACAATGGCCGCGACCTCCGGCCAGGTCCATCTTCCACCCGGACCCGACGCATAGAGGTAGCGGCCGACGACAGTCTGCCACGGCAGGAGCTTGATGCCGACGCCCTTGGCCGTCTCCTGGAAGTCCTTGATCTGCGACCGCGCCGGCGTCGGTGGAGCGAGCCGGGGATGCTCCCGGCCTACCAGAACGTTCCGGCTATTCGGCGCGGCTACGGCCATATGCGGCGGGCCTTACCCCAAAAATCGTGGGTGTTCTGCTCGGATATGTGTTTTTCGGGAG